GGAACCTCCAGGCCCCGTTTGCAAGAGACGATAGATTATTTCTCCGGCGACGCGAGCGACATCATCTTCCGGATCCTGAAATTCGCGATTTACGATCGGCTTGGGCGGATTTCCGTAGAGCGCCGCCTTGAGAATCTGGACATTTGCCCAGAACATGTTGACTTTGTGAGCGCCGAGCCCTTCTTCATTTGAAGTATTTGTGTCGAGGTAGTGGCCGTTGACTTTATCGCCCGCGTCATGGAACTTTTCCAGATCCTTCTTGGAGAGGGTTATCTGGTTTTTCCAGTATTCGCAGTCGTATTCGGCCATTACCGGATCCTCTTGTCACGATTCAGACCGCACTCCCAAGCCTGATCCATCGTGAAACTATAATGCAGCGGAACCGCGAATGGCTTTGGCGCCTCCACTAGAGGAGTCGGAGATCCAAGTTTCGCCACTAAGCTCAAATACCGATAAGCATCCGCATAGTTGCTCGCCCAATCGTGGAGCGGCTTATCACGGAACGCCTTTTTCTCTTCGTCGAACTCCCTCTTGTAGCTCTTTAGAGCCTTTAGTCCATTGTAACAGCCTGCTTCGTCAAACACAATATCTTTAAACATCAACCGTGCGGCGCTGATTCCATCCTGAACTCCAAGTCCAGGGACAAGCCGTGGGCGGACTCCGCCGTTGAGCATCTGTTCCACGATGGAACGTCCAGTTTGCAGCGATTTCGCCCTCGCATCTTGAGGGAGCCAGACCTGCCCCATGCGGAAACCCGCCTCACGCTGAGCATGGAGCCAGTTTATGTAGAAGTCAATACTCTTCGATTCCCACTCATTAGCGTAGCTCACCAAGATATGATCCGGAAACTCCTGCCACCTCCACACGGCAGTCGTATCCGTGAATCCTAGATCGAAAACGTAGTGAGATTCAACCCCTGCCACGGGCGGGAAATCCCCCACTTTCGCATTCTTTACCTCCTGCCCGTAGTAACTCCCGCGTACCGAAGCGAACCATGAGCACTCCATTTCCGACTCGTACTCGTCGGCACTCATGGACTTCCGCATCTCCTCTAATTCATCCGGGTCGATAAGGCCAGTTTCTGATGCTTTCAGCATCAGCCGGTACCACGACTTTAGATCTCCTCCGGCTTGCTCCCAAATATCGTAGAAGTGATTGGGTCCATTCGGTGTACCAATGAAGACGGCCCATCCTCTCCTATCGGAGAGCGCCGGCCTGAGAATTTCGCTCCATAAATTCGGGCGACAATTTCCGTATTCGTCAATGGCGACTCCATCGAAGTAGAGACCGCGAAAGGAATCCGGATTATCCGCCCCATAGAGCGTGATACGCGCTCCATTGAAGATGTCAACGGAGAGTCCTGATTCGGAACTCTTTACGGCGACCTCTTTAGAGTAATGCTTGAGATAATCCCAGGCGATTTGCTTCGCTTGAGAGTAGAACGGGGCGATGTACCCGTAGCGCGGACGCTCTCTTCGTGCGTAGAGCGCCTTGGTGATCAAATCGTTGATGACGGCGACAGTTTTCCCCGCGCGCCGATGACAGACCATACATGACCATCGCTGATCGCGCCCGTGGAACGGGCGGAACTGCTCCCGTGGCGCATACGGGATGGTAACTGTCTTCACTACGCGCGCCCGCTACACATAGTGTCACGTTTCTTCACTCTGGCGGTGCGTCGAGCGCCGTGGGTGGGAGAACGTGGAGGACCCTTACGTCCTTCTTATCATCGAGCTCTGGATGGGAGGAGGGCGGGAGGAGACGTGCGTAGAGTTTGAAGAATTCATCCGGGTGGGCGTCTGCCCACAGGGCGAGGCGGGAGATGCCCCCGATCTGTTCGAATGCATCATTGAATGCACTGACGACCGCAGCGCGGGAAAGGGGACCTCTCCTTGGGAAGATCTTAAGGAACTTGAGATTTGGCTCGCCCGCAAGCCTTTCTAAGGTCTGCTCTGTATCCCTCACTTCCTCTGCGGGGATATATTCAATCACCTGTCCCATGCGCTGAGTATACCACGGTGACGGGGTCACCGCAAGCTCCCCTTTACGACGAACATGCTTCTGGAAACTCTACGTGTGAGGCAGAGGCCCCCACTACGCGTGAGGTAGAGGTGTCCATTCAACTCCCTACTACCCATAACCGGACGCGACGACCGAGTGTTCGTCTTGGGGTTCGGTCACCCCGCCCGACGTAAGTAAGCACTTACATACGAACCAAGCAAGGATCGTGCCAGCACTGTTTTGCTCTGCAAAACGATAACGCTTGCTATTTCCTGCCGATCGTATATACTAGTTGCATGGTTGGGAATGGTCCTGACCATACAAAGGAGATTCACATGGCAAACGTCAAGCCCGTCACCCCGTCCGTCGCGCCCGTAGCGCCCGTCGTTCCGGCGGCCGCCGCCCCGAAAAAGCTGGTCCTCGGCGCCAAGGCCCCGAAACACCGGACGACCCACACCGCGACCGCGTGGGCGGCGATCACCAAGAAGTTACCCGCCACGGCGGCCGACCTTGCCGCGCTGCCGGAACTTAAAGTTCCGGAATGCGGTGGGCCGAAGGGCAACGGCCTGCTCTACGTCAGCTATGCCGTCCGGCGCGGCTGGCTGGCCGAACAAGCCTAGCGCGACAGCCGCCCCGACAAGGGGCGGCTTTTCTTTTCGTCCGGGACGTCATCGTCCCGGCGTCTTTTCTTCCTCGTCCATCATTATTCTGATGGAAATCGCCAAATCCGATCTCCTAGGAATTGTAATCAAAGAGCTTTACGTTTGGGGCCGGGCTGTCCAGGTCGTCCCAACGCGGCTAACTGGGGACGGCTAACTGGGGACGGCGGGGGAGCGGTAGCCGTGGTAGCCGAGTAGCCGTGGTGCCCATTTTCTGCATACTATACACTAACCTCTGGAGGTGTCTACCTGCCTGCGTACGTATAATTAAATTTCATGGCTACCTCGGCTACCTCGGCTACCTCTGTAGTCATTCCCCAATTAAAACAAGCACTTCCGTGCCCCGATCCCGGTAGCCGAGGTAGCCGAGGTAGCCGTGAACACTTACGGATACCTTGCAGAAACCTTGCAGAAACCTTATAGAGTAACAAAAGAGTAACAAAGATTTTACAATTGGCCCCCCCTAGATTTTACAATGCTTCTACCTCGGCTACCTCAAATTTTACAATTCCTCAAGCGAAAAAGCACACAAGACCCCGCGATAGCGTACAATCTCCCCTAGTACCAGCAGTTCAACCCAAAGGAGAGTCAAGATGGAACCGATCAAGTACACCTTCGTGAAAACCACCACGAACTTCCACCGTTTCGACGAGACCGGCCCGGTAAAGGTGACGACGGGCAGCATCTACATCAATAAAATGTTGATGCCCACCCCGCCCGCCACGATTTTCGTGGAGGTCAAGTGAATCTCGCCGACATCTATCCACTCTATCTGCGTCAGGCGATAGCTGACCAGAATATGGCCCCGCAAGCGGACAATGGCACGGTGAGAGCAGCGATTAAACGCTTTATTGCTCTCGACAATCCAGAATTCGTCTATTTCCAACACATCGAAGATCAATAAGGAGATCCGCCCGCCGAAAGGCGGGCTACCATCTTATGAAAAAGGATTCGACAGCCTACGCGAATCTCCCCGGTGAAAATCGTGATTGCTCAGTACGAGCTCTCGCGATAGCGACAGGGCGCGCATACGCGGAATGTCACACTGCCTTCGCCGCAGCGGGCAGACTTCCGAATGTAGGGACGACCGTCGCTGCATCGCGATTCGTTCATGAAATCCTAGGGCTTACCTACATCGAAACGGCGAAGCCGTGGGGATATCCGACCCTCTCCTACTTCGCTGAAACTCACCCGCGCGGGCGTTTCATCCTGCACTCGAATGGTCACGCCTTCGCGCTCGTTGATGGCGTGGTGCACGACTGGTCAGGCGGGCGGGGCAGCCGTCAACGAATTAAGCGCGCATGGGAGGTTAAGTGAATACAGATTTCAGCCTGAAAGTTGATAAAATCCTCGATAGCGCCAACGTCGGCGCAGATCAAAATCGAGCGATTATCGCCGCCGCACTTATCATCACCCAGGAACTCGAGACACTCAACCAGCATCTGCGATTTATTGCAGAAATCATGAGAGCGCGGAGATGAACATAGAACCGAACAGTCTCTTCAACGTATGGTCCCCCGATGAAGTAGCCGAATGTCTCGAAGGGATTACTCCTGATCTCTACAAAGCGCTTTGGGAACTCACCAAATTCTACCCGCGCGGGCCGCGCTCCGAAGTGCCCGATGATTTCGCGAGGCGTGCGCTGGCGAAGTATTGGAAGAAGCTGAGCCTTGCTCATCGTATCCTTCTCAACGAACTCGCTACGGCTGACCATCAGCCCTGATGCCCGTGTTTTTCACGATTTGGATCGCTCGATCATCCCAGAGCTCAATCATGTGGAAGTCTTTGACGTTTGTTT